CAGTAATAATAGTTCCATTACCATAATTAGTAATAATTAATTGATTTAAAGGTGCTATGTCAAATGTAATACGTACTTCATGATATTGTAAAGCAATTAATGGTATACCTAATCCATCATGTCTGCAATGAAAAAATTGGAGAGGAACATTAAGTGTATATTGTTGATTCTGATTAGGAGCATTATAACCATATTGGTCGTTAAGTGATGTCATTTCTGGTACATTACCAATCATTCTATTATAACCACGAACTTGTCCAACAAGTTGAGTAAGTTCAAACCAAATATTGAGCCAATCACCATATTGTTTATCAATTTGAGTACCACCAATTTCTAAGAAATAATCTTGAATTAAAGCATGACCTAAACGAGGTGTCCATGCCCATTGAGGTGTAAATGATTGACCACCTGGAGAAAGAGTAATTGGATTAAGTACTCCTTGATTAAGAACAACTCGAAGATACATTTTTGTTACAACATCAGCATTACGAGTTAATTGAACTGTTACACGTGTATTAAAATCAAATGTACCTGCAAATGTTTGTTCAATTGCTTCAGAAGCAAAATTTGTATATCTGCGATAAACTACTTTGAAAAATGTAATTTGTGGATTACCTGTTAAATATATATCTTGTGCACCATATGCGACAAGTTGAACTAAACCACCACCTGCCATTTTTAATCTATATATATATATGATATATTTTTTTTAAGTTGATATTTTGAAAGTAAGATTATTTTATAGTATAATATATAAAATAATAAATAAATAGTACGTCTAGTTGGAGTATGCAAGACCAGCCATACCGCTCATGACACGGAGAACGTTGTAGTTGAAAGCATAGATATTGAGTGTGGCAGCAGATGCAAGGTAGACAGATGAGAAGGTTGCAGATGAGCTAATGTTGGCTTCACCGAGAGCACGACCGAGGGTGATTTGGAGTGTGGCGTTATCAATACGGGAGAAGTTACATGTTCCGGATGGTTGATGTTCTTCAGGTGTGAGGGCAAATGAGTATACGTTAATACCATCAGAAGGTGTGTTGGTGAAGCATTGGTATGGTTGGACGTAGTTGAAGTAGTCACCATCACGGATGTTGAAACGATCATGACCGTTGAGTTGGAGTAAACCAGTTAAGAAAGGATTTTCGGTTCTGTCGAGTTGGAGACCGTAGTTATCCCATTGGTAGACGACGTAATCGTATACAGCTGAACCTTGATTGCTGAAGGTAGATGTATTACGAGTAACTGCACCAGCAGCGTTTACTGTAGCTTCGAGGGTGGCTGCATCGAGAGAGCAGACATCGAGAGGGAGTAATGTACCAGTGATGGTGATGTTATCAGGATCGAGGACGTATTGGTCAACGTAGACTGCACCAGCGTTGTTGAAGTAAGCTAACCAGATACCTGCTAAACCAGATTTAGCGGTGATTTGATTGTTTAAGAGAGGGTTAGGTTGGAGACCACCAGATGTGAGTGCTGCATAACCAAGGATGAAACGTTTAGTGGCTAAGAGTTGCATAGAAGTTGTATCATCTGAATTGTATGATAAGTAACGGAGACCAGAGGTCCAGCGGGCTAATTGGAGATTCCAGACAATGAATTTGCATGGGTGGTTGAATGTTAAGCGGGAACGTGTGGTTGTGGATGTAACAGTTTCTGGTGATGGGTATTGAACTTGTTCAATGAGGTATTCGTGGGTGGCTTGGGCGAAACGTTTGCGTTCTTCTTGATCGAGGTAGATGTAGTCGACCCAGAGAGAAGCATAGGCAACGTTAGGTGGTGTGCTTGACCAGATTGGTTGACCACCGTTGGCGTAGTTGGTTACAATTAATTGATTGAGTGGGGCAATATCGAAGGTAATACGAACTTCGTGGTATTGGAGAGCAATTAATGGTAAACCTAAGCCATCGTGTCTGCAGTGGAAGAATTGGAGAGGAACGTTGAGGACGTATTGTTGACCTTGGTTGGGTTGGAGACCAGTGTTGTTGTAGTTGAGTTGGTTTGTTAATGATGTCATGGCTGGGACGTTACCGACCATTTTGGCGTAACCACGAACTTGACCAACAGGGTGGGTGAGTTCGTACCAGATGTTGAGCCAGTCACCGTATTGTTTATCAATTTGAGTACCACCGATTTCGAGGTAGTAGTCGTTGATTAAGGCATGGCCTACATTACGTACCCAAGCCCATTGAGGGGTGAAGGATTGACCACCAGCAACAGTGACGTTGGCGAGTAAACCTTGGTTGAGGACTACACGGAGGTACATTTTGGTTACAACGTCGGCATTACGAGTTAATTGAACAGTTACACGGCTTCCAAAAGAGAATGTACCAGTGAATGTTTGTTCAATAGATTCAGATGCAAAGTTTGTGTGTCTACGGTAGACGACTTTGAAGAAAGTAATTTGTGGGTTACCAGTGAGGTAAACATCTTGGGCACCATAAGCTACGAGTTGTACTAAACCACCACCTGCCATTTTTTAAGTATATAACTATATCTCAGAAATTATTTTTAAAAATATTAACCTCAAAATAATTAAAAAATAATTAAAAACTAAATGTTTTTTTCAATATGCCCTTTTTTATTTATTTTTTTTAGTTCAGTAATTATTAGATACCAAATTTATTTATATGATTTATGGTATCTTTCCATGAGAAATATTTTATTTTATATATTTTTTAGTATGATTATTAAATATAACGCAAATTAATTATATTTTCTACTTAAATATTTTTTCTTTTGTATAACATGTCAACATTTAAAGAAAAAACAACCAAATATTCTTCTTTTGTAAATAATAAAAATAGAAAAAAACAAGCTAATATTCAAGATACTGTTGACATTTGTCATCAAAAGAATATGGAAGAATTTAATCAAAAACATGCTATGGTAGGAAAATGGAAAGCTAAAATAGAAAAATACAAAAGTGACATAGATACAATAAATGCAAATCCTCAAAATATTGAAACCGATAATAAAAAGAAATTATATCAAGAAAAAATAGAAATATTAACTAAAAATATCTCAGAAACTGAAAGTCATCATTCTGAATTAGAATATTTTTATAATACTGTTGATATTTTAGTTAATTATTACGAAGAAAATGAATCATCACCACATACTGCTAACAAAGCTTCTTTATTAAATGATTATCTTAAAATAACAAATCATACTACTAATAAATTATCTCATAATGCAATTCTAGAATGTCCTGAATGTAAAACTGAAATGACTGTTCATCAACATGATGGATTAATGGTTTGCACTGGTTGTGGTCGCTCCAACGACATTTTATTAGATACTGATAAACCTAATTACAAAGAACCTACTCAAACTAGTAAAAACTATACTGCTTATAAAAGAAAAAATCATCTTAACGAAAAAATTAATCAGTTTCAAGCTAAAGAAACAATTGATATCCCTCCTGAAATTTATGAAGAAATCAAAAGTGAAATTAAAAAATTACGCTTGTCCAATGATGATATTAATCATAAAGTTATGCGTGATATCCTTAAAAAACTTGGTCATAATAAATATTATGAACATATCACTCACATAATTTGTTTCTTAACTTGTAAATTACCTATTACTATTACACGTGAAGCTGAACATAAAATAGATATGATGTTTGAAGAAATTCAAGAACCTTTTGAACTATTCAAACCTAAAAATCGTAAGAGTTGCTTAAACTATAATTATTTAATGCACAAATTCTTTGAACTTTTAGAATTAGATGATTATCTTATTTATTTTCCTTTACTCAAAAATCGTGAAAAATTACAAGAAGTTGATATGACATGGAAACGTATTTGTGAACACTTAAACTGGGAATATTATCCATCTGTCTAAAAAATTGATAATTTTAATTTAAACATTTTAAAACTATTAAATAAAAATGAACGCCAATAAAGCAGTCGCAAATGCAATTAATGAAAAAATTCTAAAATATGTTTCTCATAAATCAAAAGTCATTGAAGAAAGAATCTATTGGGCATGTATTGATAAAGTATTTGAAGCACAACAATATGAAGATTATGATATGGATTCTAGTAATAATATTTATGTATCTTATAATCTAAAAAAAGAAGAACATATTATTAATCAACCTCATGATTCTATTTCTTGTCAAATTATTTCTGATTATCGTAAAAATTTAAAAAATAGATTAGTATCTGAAGGATTTTATGTATCATATAATGATGATGAAATTAGATTATTCTTTTCACCACCTATTATAGATAGTGATTTTGAAATTGAAGATGAAGATTTAGAAACAAATATAAATAAACTACGTTTTACTTCATAAAACTACGTCTCGTTACACTCGTTTTATGCTATTCGCATAAAATTCGCTACGCTCAGTTCGTTCCACTCACTTATTATGATTTTTATTTAATTTTTATTTAATTTTTAATAATAATATAAATTTATCTAGGGTGAGCATAGCGAACTTTGACGCAGTCAAATTTTACGAAGTAAAACGAACGTAGTGAGATGAAGCGTAAGCGTAATTTAATTAATAGTTTAAAGATTAAAATACTTTTTTTATATATGGGAAAAGGTGATTTTAAATTAGAAATAAGAGGAGATGTTGATTTTTTAACAGACTTTCCGCAGATATCATATTTTGATGTAGTCTATAAAAGATATACTAATTTTGCAACTGAAATGATTTATTTACCAATGTCAGGATCATTACAATTTGGAGAACAAATAACATGTATTTTACCAAAAAGTGGAGATTTAATTCATAAAATGTATTTTACTGCTACTTTATCACAAGTATCTATTCCAAGAAAAAATCCAGTTTCACCTATTGATAGAACAACTGCTATTGATATTTATAATGATTACTTAACTTTTTTAAATATTATTTATCCTGTTTATAGAAATATTGCATCTGAATTAAGTAATATTAATTATAGTATATCTGATATTGCTACAATTTTTAATAGTATATTAAGTAATAAAACATATGCTGTATATCCTGGTACTGCACCTTATAATGCTTTTAATGGTAGTAATATTGATTTTATTCAACAATATTCTACTGTAACTGGTTATGGTACACCTTCTTATAATCCAACATTAGCATTTAATAGTACTACAGGTGCAATTAATTTAACTATTTATAATAATTTTGTATGGGCTACTACTTACAATGATAAAATTTTATTTGAAAATATTCAAGGTCCAGCAACTATTACAAATTATAATTTTGCATGGTTGCCTAATATTGGTCATTTATTAATCAAAGATATTGAATTACAAATTGGTGGACAAAAAATAGATAAACAATTTACTGATTGGCTTAATATTTGGGAAGAATTAACAGTTAATCCATATATGCAAACTGTTTACAATAAAATGATTGGTAACGTTGAAGTTTTAACTAAATATAGTCCTGCTGGTACACCACAATATCAATTATTAATTCCATTACAATTTTTCTTTAACCGATATTTAGAATGTTCATTACCAATTATATTTTTTAGATATCATGAAGTTAAAATTATTATTACATTAAATGATTTATATAGTATTGCTAATGTTGACCCTCAATTAATTAAAGATGGTGTAAATATTGATAATTATGTAAGTATTATTGATGGAAGATTATTAACTGAATATATTTATTTAGACCAAGATGAACGTGTAAAATTTGCTACTTATTCACATGAATATTTAATTGATTATATACAAGAATATAATACTCCTATTATTAGTCAAACACAAACTATTAATTATGATTTTTATAATTCTGTAAAATCTATCTATTTTCTCATTCAAAGTTATCAATCATTAAGTTTTAATAATTATGATTATAATACAAATATAGTTGTAACTGGTACTATTACAAGTCAAACTGTAAATGGTCAAACAGTACCTATTTTTATTTTAGATCAACAATATTATGACCAATTTACTATTAATTCTAATTCTGTAGGACAATTAATTACATTTTCCAAAAGTAATTTTTATACTGGAACTTATAAAATTGTTTCTATTAATAATCAACAATTCCAATTTAATTCTGTTTATTATGGTGATGATACTGCAACATTAACACAAACATT